CCCTTTGCCATGCTTTTCTTTTTCTTAGCTCCATTAGCACCGCCTCTAGCGTAGCTTTTTCTTCCTTTTCTTCCTCCGCCTTTACTCATGCTCTTTCTTTTTTTATGTGTTGGTGTATGTGGCATTATATTTTCCTTACGTTAGTTAATATTAAGTCTTACGACCATGTTGTTTTCTGATAGCCTCTTTACCTTTTTTAGCTATCTGAGCCTGTGTAGCTTTTCCTGCTACTTTAGCACGTTGTTCTAATACTGTCAATATCTGTATCTTACGTGCAAATGGTTTTTTAATTCGTTTTACTTTAGCTACTGTAGCCCTAGCATCTGCAGGGGTTGCAAATTTAATTGATACAGTATCCTTTGGATTCTCGTCTGTATATAATCTTCTACCACTACCCTTGGGTTTTTTACCCGTTCCTTTCTTCGGGTCTTTTTTCTTTCTAGTCATGACTGTAAATTATAAATAATTAGTAATATGAATATTGCTCCGAGTACTGGTGGTAGTGTAGGTAAGAATACCATATACCATAAAGGTTTACTAAGTAGCTTTTTATTTGTATCCTCCACCTTTTGCCTTATATTCTTTTGCAAGCATCTGTGCTTTTCTAGCACTCCATTGTCCGGGTCTACCGCCTTTACTTCCTGCTTTTATTTTTTCAAAAAGTCTTTTACGCATTCCCGGCTTAGTATAGTTACCTGCCTTGTTTACTGTGGACTTCTTTTTCTTTGTTGTTGTTTTTTTTCTTTTTGGCATTATTCCTCTTCTTCATTATGGTCTGCCATGCTATATTGTCGGCTTCCAGTTTCTTCATACTCTATATCCTGTGCTTCTACTTCAATAGGTGCTTTTTCAGGAAGTATAAAGATACCTCCGGCAGCAGTATGAGTTACATCTAATTTATCATTCTTAGTCACCCCTACACGATCCAAAATAGTTTGGGCAGCCGTCAGCTTATTGCTGACTTGTGGTATAGGTGCATCACTATTCATGATGTCTACAAGCTTAAAAGCTGCTTGAGGGGCAGAACGAGCTAGTACATCCGAGGCTAATTCAATCACTTCTTGTCTAAGACTTTTTATAACTTGATGATAATTGCCTGAGTATCCTGCAAGCTCGGCTGCTTTCTTAGGATCACCTCCTGTCTGGATCAAATTGTCCAGAAAAGATTGTTGTTTCTCCGTAAGAACCTTATTCTTTTTATCTGTAGTTTGTGGAAGATAACTCATAGGCTTATTATAGGTCTAGTATACGATCTTGTCAAGAAATAAAAAAACTAAAAAGGTCTTGACAAGTATGAGATTATTCTGTACAATGATATAGTACCCCGAGGGAGGCTAGTATATATAATATATAGTGAGGGTTTCTAAACTACACAGGGATACCGCCAAGGTCCTGTCTAGTAAACATCTATTTTAGCTCAAAATGTATAAGATTTAGTACACACCACCACCACCCTACCCGTGCATCCTGCCCCCCGCTAAACAAAACTAAACAAAACTAAGCAAAGCCCCGCCAGAAACTAAAAAAGATTTGTCTAGTTTCATCTGATCCCTTGTCTAGTAAACAGAATCCCCGTTTAGTTATGTCTAGTATTTATTCCTTTAGACTAAGCAAGGACTAGACAAAGCTTTATAAAATCAAAGCGTTAGAGAGTTATTCACTAACCTCCCTTTTAATACCTTTTCAAATATAAATATTGTGGCTGTATGGCTCTCTATTTAGCTGCTAGGGCTATTCTTTTAATGGGTTCTTTTTAGTGGTGATAGCTGCCTTAAAATTATTTTTATTCTAGGTATTGCAATTTATATTTACTTCTATAAAATGCATCTCACGTATTAATGTTTAACAAATATAGGAGAAAAAAATGCAATACGTGAAATGTATAGACCTTCAAACAGAAGGACAAGCCCGCAAGTATCAGAAGGGGCAAACAGCAAAAGATAAATTTAAGAATCTTTATGTTTTGCACGGGATCGGAAAAGATGGTTCTAACGTGTGGCTACTTGTCGGAGTTTTCCAACATCAAAAAGATTGCTACAGATTCGGGGCTACTCCTAACGATCTTAGAAGGATGAGGCGATCTCTTAGAAAAGTTGAGAAATTAAAATCCAGTTTTTCAAATGAAATTAAGAAAGATATTCGAGGGCAATTTTACAACAATTTCCAACAGTCCAACGGCTACGGAAGAATCAGAGGTTAGTATAAAATCCTGAGCAAGATTTAAAACTGCTCATTTTATTTAATATAGGAGAATATAAAAATGATAACTAGAGAAGGTGAAGGGAAACTTACAGCGAAACAATACGTAAATATCGCACTGGAAAGTATGATCTCGATATGGTTAGAACAACAATCGGGATTACTAGAAACTGATGATGATTTAATGAACGATGAAAATTTAGATAATGCTTTTTTCTATACTTCTGTAGATTTACATGATCTAAAGAAAATGACATTGAGAGAACGTAAGGAAATTTTAAGAATTTATGAAAATCAAATTAGAAGGTTACTTAAAATAGTTAGCTAATATAAAATCCTGAGCAAGATTTAAAACTGCTCATATTATTCTGTATATGGAATGAACCATACTGATGAGCGTCTTAACGGACATGCGAAACAGAAAAATATAGGAGAAAAAAATGTTTGATACATTAGATCAAATAGTAGATAATTATTATTTAAATGCAGAAATGCCAAATTATGAGGAGTAACAAAGATGATTAAAATAACAAAATTACCAGATCAGACACCAGATGAAAAAATATATGGTTGTCAGATTATTGTTAAAAATTACGCTATAGATTTATACTTGCAATTTCATAATCTAAAATTTTATTTTAATTATGATAGAGATTTTAAAGATTTAGCTATTGCTTGCGGAATTTTTATGGTTGGATTTACCAATTTAAATTATGAATGGGAGTTATAAAAATGATTAAATTAAGTAAAGCGGGCAAGATGCCTTGTAGATCGTGGAGTCTTCAAGCAATAGATACTTGCCCCGCATCGATAGGCTCAGATGGTGAGTTGGTTGATGCATGTAAGGGATGTTATGCAACAACAGGAAATTATAATTTTCCAAATGTAAAAGCACCACGCATCCATAACAAAGAAGACTGGAAACGTGATGAATGGGTTGCTGATATGGTGGCTGAATTAGATAATGATCGTTATTTTAGATGGTTCGATAGTGGCGATATGTATGATCTGAGACTAGCTGAAAAGATTCTAGAAGTTTGCAAGGCTACACCTTGGACAAGGCACTGGATACCGACAAGAATGCACAAATTTAAGAAGTTTAGAACAGTTATTGAGGAACTAAACAAGCTTGATAATGTTGTTGTAAGGCTCTCAAGTGATGGTGTAAATGGTGAAATTATAGAAGGTGTGAATACATCAACTATAATTCCTTATGATGATACACCTACAGTTGCGGAGATTTGCAAGGCATACTTGAACGATGGCAAGTGCGGAACGTGTCGCAGTTGTTGGAATAAAGATGTTCCAATAGTGGCGTATGTTGCTCATGGTCAGAGGATGAAAAAAGTACTGAAAGAAAATAATTTAATTAGTGCTTTACAAGTGTCTTAAAATATGGATAATAGAATAAATCCTAAGCACGATTTAAAACTGCTTACTGTCGTTAGATGTGTATCTAACCTGAAGACGCAAAAGCAGAAACAGTATGTACAATAATATAGGAATATAAAAATGAAAAAAAGAAAAGAATATAAAATAGAAATTACATGTGCAGATGAAAAAGAAAGGAATATACTTTTTGATATTATCACGCAACATGAACTTATAAGCACTCTATATAATAATGACATAGATAATGAAAATTTTCATACTAAACATTTAGTGTTATTAAGTGAAACTTTAACTGAGAATTTATATAGTAAACTAACAGAGCGAGTGCGTTCTGGTAAAGGGTGGACTGATAAAGCATATCTAAAAAGTTAAAAAAATATCCTGAGCAAGATTTAAAACTGCTTATTTAATTTAATATAGGAGAAAAAAATGATGTTATTTAATGTATATGTTGGTGTTTCTAGAGAAGATGGTATTGTAGTTGTGCAACTAAAGGCAAAGAGCCACGATCAAGCACTAGAAAAAGTTAAAAGAATTTTTCCAAAAGCAAAAGATTACACGCTTGAGGTAAAAGTAAAAGATTATTTAGCAGAATATTATACAGAGGTATTATTATAATTAGAAAAAAACTAGGAGAAAATATGGAAAAATGCGTATGGTGTAGAACACCAGTAGAAACTGAGGGAACATACTGCGAAACTTGCAGGGATGTTATATTAGAACTAAGTGAGGAGAAAAAATATGATGATTAGCGATAACTTAGGATATTTAGATGATTATATAGCTGAATTAAATAGATGGAATGTTAGAGTTTTAAAACAGCCTGAATTAATTTTAGAAAGAGACTATAAAAAAATCTCTCAAAAAATTCATGATGATATGGAAGACTTAACAGAATACCACGATGAAGGAGTTACTTTAGATTTTGGTAGTAGATATGACTATTTAAGGACTGTTAGACAAGAATTTTCTATATGGTTCTTTGAAAAAATTAGAGATGAGGAGGAAAATAAATGAGAATATTTGGAATAATGTTGTTTATGTTTTTAGGAATAATATCTATTATAGGGCTAGGTGCATTGGATGATACTCTGTTTAGTTTTATATTGGGTATTTGTGCCTATCTTGGTGGGTTTGTGAGTGGTGTATTGTTATTTGTAGATCGAGCGTATGATGCGAATAGCTATTATAAGGCATTCTTAACTATGCAAGATCAGAAAAATGATGCAGTTGAAGAACGAGATAAATTCGAAAAAGTTATAAGACTTTTAAATGAAGAAATAATAAGATTAAAATCGGAGGTGCTAAATAAAATAAAATAAAAAAAACTTGACATTTAAAATTAGATATGCATAATAGGCATATGTTAAATTATATAGGAGAAAAAATATGAAAGGTAGAGATTTATTTGAAGACTTTGATAATATAATTTTCGAAGATGATCATATAAATTGGAAGGAGTTAGCAGAAGATGTTAGCAAAAATAATAATAATAATAATAATAAAAGTGAGGTAAAAAATAATGACTAATGTAATATCAATAAATAATACGTATGATGTTTTAAATGACTTAGGTGACTATGGTTCAGCAGGTTTTAATGTTTATACAAGACCAGTTAAATACATAGATGCTAATGATGAGATTCAAGTTGTACCAAATAAAAAGGTACTAGTCAGAGATGATAACAATGAGTCAGTCGGTATAGTTGGGCAAAATTATGAGGTTGCACAGCATCCCGATGCATTTAGAACTGTAGAGAGAATCATTGCTAATTCTGATCTAGATACAACTGGAGTCACTAGAGATATACAAGTGAGTCACGATGGTGCTAGAGCGTATGCAGTCTATACTTTACCTGCTCATTCAATCGGGCAAGGCAAGGAAGAGACAGCATTGCAAATCTCAACTAGGAATAGTTTTGATGGCTCATGGTGTTTCCATGTAGAAGTAGGTGCGGTTAGAATGATATGCCTGAATGGGCAAGTATTTCTAGATAGTTTTGCAATGTTTAAAGCGAGACATACTGCAGGACTTAACATGGATCATGCGGCTAGGAAGTTGTCAAAGGCTATTGATGTATATCAGAATGAGTCGGAAAGATGGATTAGATGGCAGAATACATCTGTTACAGATAATCAAGCGTTTAAGACTTTTGCTGATGTAGCGGGATGTAAGTTTGTTACTCCTGTTAAGGCTATGACTAGCACAGTAGATAGTTTACTGTTAGAGCCTGAAGTTTATAGGAATAGAACTCTTATGAATCTATGGACACAGTATACTAACGATGAGAGAAAAGCGTTGGGTAGCACAGCATGGGCTGTATACAATACAATGACTCATTGGGCTACTCATGCTGAGGCAACTAAATCTACAGCACAGAAAAATATTGCTGCGATACAGGTTGCTAGGCAGGATAAAGTTAGACAGGCATCTAAAAATCTGTTGACTTTAGCCGCATAGTGAGGAAGGTTTGCTAGTTCCTTATAAAAACTAGCACTTGACTTGGAGAACGAAAAATGTTATAATGATATTATATTATATAATATATAAATATATTTATTAATATAAATATTATTTATAATATATATCTATTATAAATATAACTTATAATACTAATATAAAATTAAATAGGAGGGCTATATGGAAAAAACAGCTAATGAACATGTGTTAGTTTCGGGATTACAATCTTTCATTGAAGAGGTGATTGAATATTCTGATCCTGTTTCTGATTTAAATGTCAACATACAAGACATTGACGAAAGGATTGATGGTAATCATGATGTTGCGATACAACATGCAAATGATTTAAACAGTAATCTTGAATGTGAGATTGAAGATTTAAAATCTGAGATCGAAAGTTTGAAAGATATGATTGAGTCTTTAAGAGAGGGCTAATGTATAAACCTATCTTTGAGTACGATGATAATGGTACGATGGTTGAGTGGTATTGGAGTGATCAAATAAAACAATACCACAAGACTTGGAAGCCTAAATTAAATGATGTAAAGATACAGGGCTTGACAGATAAGAACGAATCTGTTAGACTTCAAAAAGAAATATGGGAATCAGTTATGTTATCTGAACATCCTAAGAAACAAAAGTTGACAGGCATATACAAAGTGAGGAGGAATAAATGAGCAACTTAATACAACAAGAACTAGAAGAGAGATGGTACGAGGAGGGGCTAGAGATAGCACAACAAAAAGAATACTCACCTGCATCTTGGGATTTGTTTGCGATGAGTTATGTAAATAGAATGAGAGAATTTTATTCATGAGAAAAGCAACACAGAACATACAACATACCTCGAAGACAGGGGTACGTGGTAAAAAGACTTGGCAAGGTCGAAGGAATGTAGGCACTTCTACAATGCCAAAGAGAACTAAACAGACCTACAAAAAATATAGAGGGCAAGGAAAATGAAAACTAAATATAAATACTTTGTAACAGAGCAGACTGTAGATGTTAGAAACTTCACAATCGAAACTGATAAACCATTTACTGATGATGAATACATGGCTATCGTTGAAGCTATTTGTGAAGTTTGTATTACCAAAGAAGGTGATGAATCTACAGGCACAACAAATGAAGGAGTTAATTACAAAGTCACGTATGATGGTACAGATTATGGTGAGGATGGTCAAGTAGATTGGGATTTGATTGAGTTATATAATAAGGAGGAAAATTAAAATGATTGACATATCAACAGCAACACTAGATGTTATTACTGCTATCAAAGAAAAAGGTGCAGTTAAATTTACATACAAAGATAAAGACATAACAAGATACATAAAACCTGTAAGTTTTTACGGAGACTTCGATGGGTTTGAAGGTGTTGACGTAGCTCTAGATGAGTATAGAAAATTTAATTTTAAGTCTGTAACAAAATGGAATGGAGTATTCAATACACCTAATCTTATACAAAACAAAATAGATAAACTTGACGATGCTATAATAGAATCTAGAGAGATCACTAAAGAAGCTAAAGGACTAAGTTATCCTATTGGAGATATCATGTGTAAACTAAGTAGTTTAGCAGAAACATTAGGACTTGACAATGACATGGAGTATATGTTAGAATCTGTACGAGAGGCACAGCACAATTTAGAGAGTGCATTCTATGATTGTGAATCTGTATTTGAAGAACGTAGATCAACATTACAATTAGAATTAGATGAGATAGAAGACGTATGAATATATTTTACTTTTATGATTGTCCAATTAAATCAGCACAAGCACAGCCTGATAAGATGTTAGTGAAGATGCCATTGGAAACAGCACAGATGTTGTGTACTGCTCATCGAGAATTAGATGGTGATGAATATGCAGATGAGACAGGCTTATACAAAAGAGCATACTGGAATCATCCTTGTACTATATGGGCTAGAGAATCTAGTGAAAATTATAAGTGGTTGTATCAACATTTTCTTGCGTTAGGTTCTGAATATAAATTTAGATATGGTAAGGTTCATGCAAGTATATCTAAACTTGCGTTGCCTTTGTATGCTGCACCTGACAATATAAAACTAAATGATATGACACCAGTAGCACAAGCTATGCCTGATGAGTACAAGAACGATGATCCTATAAAAGCGTATAGAGATTATTGTATAAACGAAAAGCATTATGCTAAGTGGGAAAAGGGCAGAGATAAACCTGAGTGGTGGGTAAAATGACTGAGTATGATGTACATAAAATGTATGCAGATCAAGTCAATAAAGATACTATCTCATCTCTTCATGCAAACAATGGGCTGTTTGAAGTTAGATATGCAGATGGAACTATGGAGGTTTACAAAAAAAGTAAATGGAGAAAAAAATTAAAACTAATTAAAAAAAGAACTTGACTTTTATTTTAATTAGTGTATAGTGAGGATATAATGATAAAGTTAAACGATAGAGAAATAATATTAAATAAAGATCAGTACCATAAACTAGGATCAGATTACAATATACTTAGTGCATTGTATGAAATGAAACTAGGACATGAACTAAGATTAGATGGCAGTGATTATATTCTAAAATTTTTAGATGCTCAATCATTGGATTTATTTATAGGAGATATTTATAATGAGTACTTGAGGGAAGTATAAACATGAATCATACGTCAGTCGATCTAGCCCTCACTATATCACATATCACTACGTATCCGCTTTCCTATATTGGCGGTTCAGTTATGGGGTTCTGAAGATTCATAAAAACCCCTTGACTTGGAGAAAGAACTATGATATATTACACAAACAATCACAACAGGAGGAATAAAATATGAGTGATATTAATAAGGGTACGCAGTTTATGCGTGGAGAAGTTAAGTGGGCAAGTATATTGACACCTAATACTACGTTTGAACCTACTTATCAAGCATCTATCTATAATCCTATAGTAGTTAATAACTTTGGTGAGGTAATTAATTCTGATTCAGATAGTATAATTGCAAGTTTTGAAGACAGAGGATTCAAACATTCTGTAAAAACAGATAAAGAAACAAATGAAAAGTTTCTCTTCTTCAAAAGAAAAGCTAGGATTAAAAGACCTAAAAAAGATATTGAAGGTAATAACGTAACGGATGAGTCGGGTAAGTGGATCATGGAAGAAACTGATAACGATGTACCGCAACTAAAGGATAAAGAAAACAACAGCATTGACATTGCAGTTGGTAATGGTTCTGATGTTATTGTTATGTACAAGGAATGGGAGACTACTCATCCTACCTTTGGTAAGTTTAAAGGTTTGGATTTAGCAGGACTTCAAGTAGTACAACTACAGGAATATAATCCTGATGTTGGTTTTTCTGCTGTAAGCATGGCAGAAGTTGAGGAGTTTTAAATATGAATGAAGAAGTAAAACCTTTTATAACGATTGATGATGTGCAAATTAATATAGAAGACTTGCCTGAAGAAGGACAAGGAATCTTTGGTAGGTTGCAAAGACTTAATCAAAAGAAGGTAAATCTAACACTAGATATTGAAGAGGTACAAGCAGGTATTAATTTCTTTTCAAATAGAATTGTTGAGATAGTTAATAGCGAAGGACAAGACTCCGAAGAGGATGTCGAGGAACTAGTTGACTCTCCTATCGAAAACTAGTGTGCCTAAACTCTCCAGTTCCTAGCGTGTGAGTATAATCTTAAAGTAGGAGCAGGTTGATAGACCTCCACAAAAAACTATCAGTGTAGCTAGGTGGGAGCGAGTCTTTGTAAAATCCTGTACGTGGAAACATAAGAGAGGTTAAGGCTGAAAGTAAATAAGAACTAAACCGCCATGCACTACCTAGCTATACACTTTTATTAACAATGTGAGGGTAATTATATGTCAAATTTTATAAAACATAATCAGAAATGTCCTACCTGTGGTAAGAATCATTTATCAGTAAACAGGGATGGATCAAGTAAATGTTTTTATGCAACTTGTGGTACGTTTCATCCTGCCCCTAAACAGGAATCAAATGTATCTAATATTACACAGCCTGCTGTAGAACGTAAGGTTAAACCAATGCAACCTGCAAACTCTGAAGGTTCTTATGCCGCATTAACAGATCGAAGGATATCTGAAGATACTGCAAAGAAGTATGGAGTTAAAGTTGTACATGGTGCTGATGGTAAACCTATCGAGCATCACTATCCATATTATAATGGACATGAGTTAGCTGCAACTAAAACTAGAAAGGTTGAGAACAAAGACTTCTATCTGAAAGGATCATTTGATGAGACTGCTTTGTTTGGTGAGCAACTATTCAATAAAGGTGGTAAGTATATTACTATAACTGAAGGTGAGTGTGATGCGATGGCGGCATATGAATTGATGGGTAGTAAATGGGCTGCAGTATCAATCAAGCGTGGTGCGGCGGGAGCAGAGCGTGACATCAAAGATAGTTTAGAGTTCTTAGAAAGTTTTGAGAATATTATCATTTGTTTTGATAAAGATAAGAGTGGGGCAGATGCAGCTAAGAAAGTTGCTAGGTTATTTCAACCTAGTAAAGCTAAGATCATGACTCTACCTAATGGCTTTAAAGATGCTAACGATATGTTAGTAGCTAACAAGCACAAGGACTTTATGGAAGCATGGTGGAGTGCTAAGACATATACACCTAGCGGTGTTATAAATGTATCGGAGGAAAAGAAAAAGTTTTTCAATAGACCTAAGAAGGAAAGTTTACCTTATCCTTGGGAGGGATTGAATAAAAAACTATATGGTTTAAGACAAGGCGAGTTGGTCACGTTGACAGGTGGTACTGGACTAGGAAAGTCTTCAGTCACTAGAGAACTTGAACATCACCTTATAAAAAACACTACAGATAATGTAGGAGTGATTGCATTGGAAGAAGACTGGAGAAGAACCATTGATGGTATTCTTTCAATAGAAGCTAATGCTAGATTGTACATAGATCAAGAACGAGAAAAGTTTTCCGAAGAAGAACTTGACAAATTCTTTGATCTACTATATGATGGCGATAATAAAAATAGAGTATGGGTTCATGCTCACTTTGGTACTAATGATATTGATGAGATATTTACTAAGCTAAGATTTATGATCATAGCATGTGGATGTAAATGGGTAGTGGTGGATCACTTACACATGTTAGTATCAGCAGTATCTGAAGGAGATGAACGTAGGGCTATTGATAATATAATGACTAGATTAAGAAGTATAGTTGAAGAGACAGGAGCAGGAGTTATCCTAGTATCTCACTTACGCAGGACTAGTGGCGATAAAGGACATGAGAATGGAATTGAAGTTAGCCTTAGTCACCTTAGAGGTAGTCAGTCAATAGCCCAACTGAGCGATTGTGTGATAGCCTTGGAAAGGAATCAACAATCAGATGATATAAATGAATCCAATACAACTAGAGTTAGAGTACTTAAATCTAGATACACTGGTGATGTAGGTATGGCAACTCATTTATTATACGATAGAGAAACAGGAAGGTTGCAGGAGTTTGAGAAAGAATCTTATGAAGAGGAGGATGCAGACTTCTCAGCCTTGGAGTTATAATATGGATTTAGTATTTGATATAGAAACAAACAGAGTAGGTGACAATGATATTGGTTTAGATACTGTTGACACCTTACACTGTATTGTTGCTCAAGATGTGGACACCGAGGAGGTATTTAGTTTCCCTCCTTGGGAACTAGATAAGGGAGTCGAACTCTTACAAAATGCAAAAACTTTAATAGGGCATAATATTATAGGGTTCGACATTCCTATGTTGGAAAAGCTAACTAGTTTTAAAAAGAAGAATGTCAAAGTAATAGATACTTTAATTACCTCTAGACTTTTCTATCCCATCCGTGAAGGTGGACATGGGCTAGAACCTTGGGGATATAAGTTAGGCTATCCTAAGATAGACTTCGAAGAGTACGATCAATACTCAGAGAAGATGTTAGAATATTGCATTCGTGATGTAAAACTAAATACGAAAGTATTCAAAGCTTTACAGATAGAAGGTAAAGGGTTTTCTAAAGATAGTGTGGAACTTGAACATCAAGTGGCGTTACCATTACGTCAACAAGAATGGAATGGTTTTAAGTTTGATATTAGAAAAGGAGAACTATTACTTGCAGAACTTCGAGAGAAAATGCAAGCGTCAGAGGATGAGGTACATAAAGTATTTAAACCTAAGATGGTTGACGACAAGCTTGTTACTCCGTATATAAAAAAGAATGGTGAACTATCTAAGCGTGGACTAACAGAGGAAGAGTACAACAAATGTATTAAGACTCAAAATGTAAATCCGTTTATGCGTAAACGTCTTCAAGAATTTAATCTTGGATCACGTAAACAAATTGGAGAATACTTACAAGAGTTTGGATGGAAACCAAAAAGGTTTACTCCTACTGGACAACCGATTGTAGATGAAAGTATATTAATTAATATAACTAATATACCTGAAGCACAACTTATCGGAGAGTATTTAACTTTACAAAAGCGTGTTGCACAAATTGATTCTTGGATTAAGGCTTTACGTTCTGATGAACGGGTACATGGTTTTGTGATACCTAATGGTACGATCACTGGTCGTATGGCTCACAATAAACCTAACCTAGCACAAGTACCTAGTTTAAAAAGTTTATATGGTAAAGAGTGCAGAGAGTGTTGGACTGTTGAAGATGGTTACAACTTAGTAGGAATAGATGCAAGTGGTTTAGAACTTAGAATGCTTGCTCATTATATGGATGATGAGGAATATACAAATGAAATCATTAACGGAGATATACACACCGCTAATCAAAAAGCTGCAGGACTTGAATCAAGAGATCAGGCAAAGACATTCATCTATGCCCTCATATACGGAGCAGGAGATGCAAAACTTGGGAGCGTGGTTAGAGGAAGTAGAGAAGATGGCAAAAGACTTAGACAACATTTCTTTGATAGTAACCCATCATTTAAGGCTCTTAGAGATAAAGTATCAAGAGCATCTAAAAAAGGTTACCTCAAAGGATTAGATGGTCGAAAGATATTTATAAGGAGCGAACATGCCGCACTGAATAGTTTACTACAAGGAGGAGGAGCAGTTATAATGAAGAAGGGATTAGCGTTGCTAGACTCTCTTATAAAACTAAATACCTTTGATGCAAAGTTTGTAGCTAACATACACGATGAATGGCAGATGGAAGTACGTGAAGATTTAGCGGATCACATTGGTACTCTAGCTATAGAGTGTATAAAAAGAGCAGGTGAATTTTATAATCTTCGTTGTCCTATGGATGGCGAATACAAAGTTGGGAGGAACTGGAGTGAGACACATTAAAACAAAAAACATAAGATATGAAGATGGTGAATGGTGGTACGTTGGACAAGCAGATGGTAGACGAAGAGTAAAGTCTCATGAAAATAAAAATAATACAAGGATGTTTGTTAATGGTAAATACATACCTAAGTCTCATCCTTTACATAAAGCAGGAAGATTTAAAACTTTTGAAGGTGCAGCCTTTTCTTCTTTAAAAGGATATGAATCTACTACCGAAGGTTATGTATATGTAATATCAAATCCATCTTTTGATGGGTGGCTTAAAGTTGGTATGGCAGTAGATGCAGAAGATAGATGTAATCAGTATCAAACAGGTAGCCCTCATAGAGATTATAGGTTATTGTATTCAAGAAGATTTAAAGATAGAAGAGAAGCAGAAACTTTAACCATGAGAAAACTTAAAAAGGTTGTGAAAGAACACAATGGAGAATGGTTTAAAACAGACAGAGATACTGTTCAAAAAATAATAGAGGACTTACCGATAACACTATGAAAAAATTAGATACATTAGTAGAAGACATATATAATACTTTATCTGTCTTAGGTGAAGGAGAGTCTCTTGATGTAAGTGAAGAGGTACTAGAAGAGTTTGGTAACTCTATGAAAGAAGCACTACGTCATTGGGCTAATCCTACACCTAGAGATAAAGAGACTCTTAGAATGTCTAACATAGGTAAACCTTTACGTCAGCTTTGGTTTGATATGAAGTCTGAGACAGAGGATACTCAAAAGATAGAGCCTCATTTGTTTATCAAGTTTTTGTATGGTCATTTACTAGAAGAACTTGTTTTGTTTTTGGTAAAACTTTCAGGACATGAAGTTTCCGATGAACAGAAACCAGTTAAGGTTAGTAATGTACATGGTCACATGGATTGTAAAATTGATGGTGAAGTTATAGATATAAAAACTGCATCTAGTTTTGCATTCCGTAAGTTTCAGAATGGTACGTTAGCAGAGGATGATCCGTTTGGTTATCTTGCTCAACTATCAGGATATGAAGAAGCAGAGAAAACAAAAGCAGGTGGCTTTCTTGTAATGAACAAGGAAAGTGGTGAACTAACTTTACATAGACCTAGTTTCTTTGATAAACCTAATGCTAAAAATAGAATAAGAGAGGTTAAAAAAGCTTTACGTCTTGACACACCTCCTGATCTGTGCTATACTACTATACCTGAAGGCAAGTCAGGAAACATGAAACTTCCTAGAGGTTGTACTTATTGTAGACATAAGAACGAATGTCACAAAGATGCAAACGATGGTCAGGGATTAAGAGTGTTTCAATATTCCAAAGGATTAATGTATTTAACTAAGGTTGTTAAAGAACCTAACGTAAAAGAGATAACTAGAAAATGAATGGTAAAAAATCTAAAGAAATAAGAAGACATGCAAAAGTAATGTTATTAGATTGGCTAAAAGATATGGTTACTCCTGAACAAGCTAAAGACATAAACGAAAAAAACTTTAAAGATTATCTTCCGAAAGAAGGACATGTATTTGCAAATAGAAAGTTTTTACTATCAGCGTATAGTTTTAAATGGTTTGTAAAGAAAATAAAACAGATAGTAAAAAAGGAGAACAAGGATGTCAGATCAATTCGATTTGAACAACTACTCAGAGATGAATGAACATGATTTAATGCAACAAGATTTAGCTACTATGATTGTAGTTTTAGGTAGTTATCTTTATGCAGGAGGTTCTATAGATGAAGTTGACTATATAGTTTTAGATAGATTAGCAGAACTTATAGATAATAAACTAACAGGAATACCTGAAAACGTGAGCATACATTAATGAGTGGTTATAGAAAACCTAGAAAACCTAGACCTGTAGAGAAAGGAGTACCCCAAGGATATGATTCTAATTGGGAATATAAATTACATACCGAACCTCTACAGGATTGGGAACATCATGGTGATAAGATAGAGTACACAGTAGAACATACTTATGAACCTGATTTTAAAAGAACAATAGATGGCACAGAATATTTACTAGAAGCAAAAGGTAGGTTTTGGGATTATGCAGAGTATAGTAAATACGTTTGGATTAGAAAGAGTTTAAAAGATAATCAAGAACTTGTCTTTATATTTTCTAAACCTGATGCTGCTATGCCGGCAGCTAAGAAAAGAAAGGATGGTACTAAACGTAGTCATGCAGAATGGGCAGAGTCTAACGGATTTAAATGGTACACAGAATATAATTTACCGAAAGAATGGATAGCAGAATATGGAATATAAATTTGATGAACATATAAATTTAAATGGTGTTAAACAATATATTGATAGTACTTATACACAGCACTACGCTCATTCAAAGTATCAAGCAACTGATATGATTATAGATGCAGGTCATGGTGAAGGTTTTTGTATAGGAAATATTATGAAGTATGCCATGAGATATGGTAAGAAGAATGGTAAATCAGATAAAGACTTACTTAAAATTATACACTATGCACTTATTGCATTACATTTAAATGACAAGGAGAAAAGTAATGGTGGAAGATAAAGTAGGTAAGAAACCTTACTTAGGTATAGTTATAGACTACGATAAGGAAAAGAAACTAGACAAGTTTAGTTTAGATACATTAAAGGATAGATATTTTTGGGAGGAAGAGACTCATGCTCAAGAAGCTTTTGCGAGGGCTAGTGTTTTTGGGGCTACTTATAAAGGTGAGACTGACTTTGATCTTGCACAGAGACTTTATGAGTACAGTTCCGATTTATGGTTTATGTTTAGTACTCCTATACTTTCTAACGGGGGAACGACTCGTGGCTTACCTATTAGCTGCTTTCTTAACTATGTACCTGACAGTAGGCGTGGTTTATCTGATCACTATGATGAGAACATATGGCTCGCTAGTTCAGGTGGAGGCATCGGTGGATATTGGGGAGATGTTAGAAGCAATGGTATTGGTACTTCTAACCATTCTCGTTCTACTGGATCAATCCCATTCATGCATGTCGTAGATTCTCAGATGCTTGCCTTTAATCAAGGTGTAACAAGACGAGGTTCATATGCTGCTTATATGGATATATCACATCCTGAAGTAGAAGAATTTATAAACATGCGTAAAGAATCAGGCGGAGATATAAATAGGAAGTGTTTAAATATACATAATGGAATTAATCTTACTAATGAATATTTAGAGGCGGTTAAGAATGACGAAGAATGGAGACTGATCGATCCTAAAAGTGGAGAGGCAGTTAAGATTGTAAATGCTAGAGATTTGTGGTGGCAAATGCTCAACGCTAGAGCAGAGACTGGCGAGCCTTACATGATAAACATAGATACATGTAATGAACATTTACCGAAAGAACAAAAAGATTTAGGTTTAAAAGTAAATCAAAGTAACTTGTGTTCTGAAATAGTTTTAGCTACAAACGAAGAACGTACAGCCGTATGTTGTTTATCGAGTGTTAATTTAGAACACTTTGATAAATGGAAAAAGAACGAACATTTTATTAGTGATCTAATCACTATGTTAGATAATGTTCTTGAACATTTTATTGAAGCTATTGTGGACACTAGTAGACTCGGTGGATACAGTGCTAATTTTGAGAGGTTTAAAAAATATGTTAAAGAAGAAAAAGAAGGATTACTTAAAGCAGCTTATTCAGCTTATAGGGAAAGGTCGGTGGGTCTTGGAGCGATGGGCTTTCATGCTCTACTCCAAAGCCAAGGTTTACCTTTCCAAGGCTTACGATCTACTAGCATCAATAATGTCGCATTCTCCCATATCAAGGAACGATCTGTGGAAGCAACTAAAAAACTTGCCGATGAACGTGGGGAAGCTCCTGATATACATGGTAGCGGTAATCGTAACGCTCATCTTTTGGCTATTGCTCCTAATGCCAGTAGTAGTATTATATGCGGTGGTACTTCCCCTAGCATTGAACCATATCGTGCTAACGTATATACGCACAAAACTTTATCAGGTTCGTACCAAGTTAGGAATAAATACTTGGAAAGATTATTAAAGAAAAAAGAGTTAAGCAAAAAAGAACTTGAATTAGTATGGAAAGATATTGCAGGACATAATGGATCAATACAACATATGGGGCATGTCTTTACAGAAGAAGAAAAAGAAGTATTTAAAACAGCTACAGAGATTAATCAAATCTACTTAGTTGAACATGCACATATGAGACAAGCTTATGTATGCCAAAGTCAAAGTGTAAATTTATTTTTCACTATGCCTAAAGCTACTGAGCCTCAGTCTGTACATGATGAATACTTACAGTATGTTAATGATGTTCATTGGTATGCGATGAATAAATTAAAGTCACTATATTATTTTAGATCAGATGCTGCTCGTAATGCTGAGAATGTAAATATTAAAGTACAAAGAGTCAAGCTTGAAGATGTAGAATGTTTAAGTTGTGAGGGTTGATATGAATTGTTGGCATTGTAATACAAAATTAATATGGGGTGGTGATCATGATATAGAAGATGATGATTCAGAATATATCATGGAAACTAATTTAAGTTGTCCGAACTGTGGCTCATTTGTCATGGTTTATTTACCAAAGGAGATAGTAATATGACAGAAGATAAATTTGATAATATGTATGAAGGAAGATTTGATGCACTTCAAAAGAAGTATGAAGCAGAGATAGCAATAGCTAAATCAGAGTTAGATACTTACTTTTCATTAGGTATGGGTGTAGCAGAACATCCCCATATAATAGAGTCTATGGATTTACTTTTAGATAAGATGGCTACTGCTAAAGAAAAGCTTGATTTATTATTAAAAGAGTTTTAAAATGACAAAAGAAGAACGAGAAAAATTTAGTCAGTTTTGTAGACGTATGTGGTTAGACCATTGTGATGAAAATAAAACACCTCAATCTACCACTTACACAGAAGAAGAATATAAAAGAAAGTATAATAAATGGTTATTAGCACAATATGCTAGTTACCTTAATGGAGAATAATATATGAGTTTACTAAGCACTAGAGAATACTACAAACCTTTTGATCATCCTTGGATGTTTGAAAAGTATGTGGAACAAAACCAAATGCATTGGTTGCCTGAGTCTGTACCTTTACATACGGATGTCAAAGACTGGCAAGAACTTACGAATGAAGAAAAGAATTTATTAACACAAATATTTAGATTGTTTACACAGTCTGATGTAGATGTAGGATCAGGATACATAGATAAGTACATGCGTATATTTAAAAAGCCTGAAGCAAGAATGATGATGTGTTCATTTGCTAACATGGAATCTATTCATCAACATGCTTACAGTTTACTTTTAGATACAGTTGGTATGCCTGAAATAGAATACAAA